GCGCGGCTCGCGAAGGTCGCATCGCCACCGTCGAGCGGCGCGGCACCGATGCTGGCGCGCGCCTCGTTCTGGCTGATCAGGCCGGCGGCGTAGTTTGCTCGAGCGCGCGCCTGGGTCGCCTCTACATCATCGGCCAGCGCCGCGACTTTCGACAGATCCCAGCCCAGCCGCACATCCTCCGATAAGATCCGCTCCTCGGATTCGTATTCTCGGAGCACGTTCCAGGTCAGCCAGGCGCGCCAGTCTTTGAGCAGCGGCGACATGGTGTTCATCCAGAAGCCGCGCATGGCCGCGTCCATATTCGAGTAGGTGCTGCGCGAGAGGCCGAAGTAGGAATAGACGATCAACGGCGGGACTTGAAAGGTCATGCAGATCCGACTCTCGGAGACCCCGCGCACGATCGCCGACTCCAGCTCATCCAGGTTCGCGCCCAGTTTCTCATAGTCGCCGTTGTCGTCGAACACCGCAACGTCGTGCTGCCGACCGCCGCGCCCGAACATCGCGCGCCAGCGGTTGCGGATGGCATCGGCCTTGTCCTGACTCAGCGTGCCTTTAATTTTAATTCTGCCGGCCGGCACGCCGCCATTGTTGAAGAAGCTGCGCACGTAGTCGGTCTGGGCGCTGTCGCCGTCGATCGTGGCGAGCGCCACGGCCATGCGGCTCGGCCGCGTCCAATCGCCGCGCCGGATGAGTAATTCGTCAGGCCGAAAATCGACATGGCCCTGGCCGCTCTCTTGCCAGCGATAGATCAGATCCTTGCCGCTGTAGTGCGGCGTGACGCTGGCCGGGTTGAGTGGGTTCAGGCCGACCAGGCCGCCGGCGCCGCTGACCAGGCGCTCGGCATAGAACACGCCGGCGACATCCATGCTGGCGATTGCCGCGCGTAGGAAGCTGGCCTCATCGTACTGCGCGCTCGGGCGAATCATCAGGCGGCGCAGCGGGTGGCCCGGCACGGCCTGGTAGCTGCCGTCGGACTGGCGCGCTTCGACCTGGAGACTGGCATCGCCGGCCGAGCTTGCGCGAATATCGACACATGCGAAACTCAGCTCGTTGCGCTGGAATGCGGTGGTCAGCGTGCGCGGATCGACGCTCGGGTAGCTCGATCGCGCCTGCACGCCGATGCGCGACACGCCGGCGCTGGGCGCGTCCATGCTCGCCGGTGCTTTCTTGCGGCCCATATCAGGGATAAGTTGGGTCAGATCCCAGGGCAAATCGGTACTCCAAACAACAAAACGGCGCTGTGCCCAGCCAAGAGGCCAGGAACAGCGCCGGATAGCACGGGTAGTGCGGGATAGCGCGGGTATCTTCTATTCGGTCGCCAGCAGCTCGTCAAGCACTTTGAGCGCCGCGATCAGGATGCGTTTGAGTGTGCAGAACAGCGCCCGCTGTGCGGGACTCAGCCGCGCCGCTGGGGCCATTGTATCCGATTTGTCAATCTGCTGCGGCATCACCGCACCTTCCAGCGTGCGCCCAGCCCGATCATGCGGCGGATTTTGCGGCGCATCATCGTATAGTGATAGATCGTTCTCACACGAACACCCCCTCGCTGGTACCGATCAGCAGCTCCGTGATTGCCCAGACTAGCGCGTCTAGGCGGTTCGGGCTGGCCATGCCCGGCACCCAGGTACACAGCTCGTCTTCGAGCGGGCCGAACGTGCCAACGTGATGCACCTTGCCCTGCTCATACAGCATCGCCACCGGCTGCGCGCGGGTGTGCTTGCCCCGGCTGGCGTGAATGCGCTTGACCGGCGGCGCGCCGGGGATCGTGCTGATCGTGATCTCCACCATTTCGCCGCCGTTGTTATCTTCGGCGATCAGCTGATCGGCATGGAACTTGTGGTAGGCGCTGACCCCGCCCAGCGCCCAGACGCGCGGCCCGCCGGATGTCGTGTCATCGCTCAGCACAAAGGCGTGGATCTCCCATGTGCCCTTGCAGTTGCACGGCCCGATCCCGGCCGTGATGATGCCGGCGTCGTCGCCAGTCCCGCTCGCGTTCGGGTCGATCGCCGTGGCGATCGTGGTCAGATCGGGCGTCTGCGAGACGCGCTTTTCTTCGATCTTCGCGCGCTGCCAGAGCGCATCGGCGGTATCTTCGAGATCTTCGGCGTCGAGCTCCTGTCGGCCCTGCTCTGTCCCGCGATACGGCGCGATCACCTGGTCGATATAGACCGGCGACAGGTTGGCGAGATTGTCATCAGTGCGGCCGCGCACGACGATCGTGTTGGGCCTGGATTTAATCTCTTTCAAAAACGGGTAGGGCTTGGGCGTGGTGCTGACAACGACCTTCGGATCGCCCTTACGCATGGTGTACATGAGCATATCCCATGTCTGTTTGAGGTAGCGCCACTTGGCGATCTCATCACACCAGGCGAAATAGATATTCGGCCCGCGCAGGCTCTCGGGATCTTCGGCGCTGAATAGCTTGCCCTTTGCCCCGCTCGGAAAGGTCATCTCACCCAGGCTGCGGTTGAATTGCAGCTCGTGGTGCAAGGTCTTGATGCCGGTTTCGCCCTCAATGCAGTAGTCGCGCCCATCGCCGAACGACTCCGCGACGATTGCGATGCGGCGGGCGCGGCGACTCATCGACCAGGTGTACTCGGCAGCGGCGTGGGTTTTTCCCCAGCCGCGCCCGGCCTGGATGTACCAGCAGAACCAGTCACCGGGCGGCGGCAGCTGCTCAGGCCGGGCGATCGTCTCCCATTGGATCGTCTTGATCCGCGAGTCCTTCGAGAAGTCGAATGGTTTTATCGAGACTCGTCCCGTGTAATACCGCAACTTCAGCGGCGGATTGTTTGAGAAGCCATTCTTCATTACGAAAGACCATCTGCTGCTTTTTGAGTGTTTCGAGGGTTACTTCTAAGTACTCCAAGAGCAACGCGCCGATCCGTGCGCGCTTCTCGGATGCATCCGGCGCATCCGTGGTTGGTGTCATGCTCGAACGTTGCTTCCAGCTCTTTAAGGTGCCGATCGGCACATTCAGCATGGATGCAACCTGTGCGAAGGGTTGCCCCGCCAGCAGCTGCGCCAACGCCTGCGCCTTCACCTGGTCGCTGTACTCCGTGCTCATCGCCCGCCCCGGCATTCCCTGGCCCGCCGATCGAGGTCGGCCTGGTCGCGCGCTGCCTCACGGTCATCAAGTGGCGCGACGTGGCCACGACAGTAGCGGACGTCGAGCTGACAGCGGGTACAGACCATGCTATCACCGAACTTCACGAAGCGGGTCGGCGGCGCGGGCGGCGGCGGCACACCCAGCTGCGCGCAGAGGTCGGCGATCAGGGCGGCGCGCTCAGCTTCGAACGAGTCCCAGGGGTAGTGATCCATTATTGCTCCTGTACTTCTTCAAGCAATACCGCGCTGACGCAGCGCATCGTGCTGTCTCTCACCCACGTCGCGCTGCTGCCGAACCCGGCGACCGTCACGAGCTGGCCGGGGATCGCGAAACCCCAGAAGGTGTCGCCGGCATGGAGCCTCCCCAGCACGGCGGCGTTCTTGCGCGGCGCGGCCCGAATGGTTGCGCCAGACGTGACATTCGATCGCACGCGGTAGTGCGTCTCACCGGAACGCGGCGCCGCCGCGCGATCCTCAGTCTGCCAGCGCGCCACGTCGGCGATCACGCGATCAGCGTAGCGCGTCGGGCTGTTGCCATCGGAGGACGGCGCGTAGATCGGCAGCACCGCGCGCACGCTGATCAGGCGGCGCGCGCGGATGTAGCTGGCGCTGATCAGGCTACACCAGTCCTGCAAACTGTCCACCCACGTCGCGTAGGTGGCGAACCCGTGGTACGCGCCCTGGGCGCGGCCCTGCCCGTGGCGCAGATTGCCCCAGTTATGCGTGGCCTTGGCGATCCCGGCCGTGCCGTAGGTCGACTCGTGGTGGAAGAACGCCAGCGCGATCGCCGGGTCGATGTTGAAGGCGCGCGGGGTGGCGTAGAGCGCGGCGTGCTCGGCCGCGGCCGGCGATGCGGCGCGCTGGAGCACGCGGGCGAACAGCGCGGCCGAGATGCGCGGCGGGCCAGAGAACAGCAGATCGGATTGCAGCATCAGAGTATTTGTCCTGCGAAGCGGCTGGTCACGACGATCGCCAGCGCGATCAGCGACAGCACCACCAGAAAAAGAATGCCACCGACGATCAGAAAGATCGTGCGGTTGGTCGTTTGGCCGGCCGTGCGCGCCATCCGCTCGGAGTGGCGCCACTCCTCCGCGTTGACCTCAACGGCGGTGATGCGATCACCCAGATAGGCGATCGCATCGCCGAAGCGCTTGTTGAAAATCTCGTCGCGCTCGTTCTCGCGCTTCCTCGCGATCTCGTTCTGCTGCGTCAGCACCTGGAATTGCCCGGCCGGCCCCAGCTCGTCGGCGAACCCCGCGCTGATCGGGCTGCTGATCGCCAGCTCCGTCATGCCGAGTTCTTTTTGCAGGCCGGCGATCTCCACCAGGTCTTCAGCCGGCAGATTGCGCCCGAACGTGGCTTCCTTCAGCTTCAGCGCGTACAGTCGGTTGGTTTTAATTTCCCGTAGCTGGAGCTGGTAGGCTTCGGCATCCATCGGCCCTGCTGATCGGCATGAAAAAAGGCAGTGCCGCGCTATACTGCGGTTCTGCCCGTTGGTTTCCAGTATAGCCGAGATCGGGTCGGCGTGCGACATGCGCGTGCTATCATGTATCAGCGGTCGCACGCCCGCGCGCGTGTTCTGCCCGTCGCGCGGGCGCGGCCGTAGGAGGGAATCATGGAGAATAGCGAGATTGCCGCGCGCCTGGAGACGATCGAGGCCGCGCTGCTGCGGATTG